ATCTAAAGCTGAGTCTATAATTTCCTGAATATCTTCTTCCATCAGCTCACCCTTGAGTTCTTGGAGAAATTCATCAGCACGAGATAAAGTCTTCTTTGTAAAATCTACTCTAACGACATTGTCCATATTACTTCCTTTTTATAAAACGATAAACGATAATAAACACAACGAAAAAATACATGTATGCACAATCGACAAACACAGGTAGAAAAACGTAGTGCCAGTCCCAGGTGATAAGATCCACCGATTTAAGAACAGCAAAAACAATAGTCAAAAATATAGGATAACTAGAATCCATTAAATTCTCCATCATCAACCCGAGTCCAATGCGAGTCATATTCATCATCAAAGTCTACGATTCCCAAAGGCTCATCAAACTCATCACGATATTTTTGTTCTGATTGTCGAAACTTAACATCACTCACAACTTCTTCCATTTGAATCTTTTGTTGTTTGCCCTTCTCAGTCTTAAGATACTCGCTCTGTTTCTTAGCCAAAAGGGCTCGACTCTCAGGACTGAATTGCCTGGAATTAGCACACTGACGACTGCAGAATTTTCCTGGCTTTTCGTGTTCAGCGGAGCACTTCGGACAGATCTTTTTTGACATAATAGTCCCTTATAAGTTCCATGGCATCTTTGATATAATCATCACGCTTACGAATGAATATCTTACCGTAATTACTTTCTTCAGCAGCCATAACAATAACAAGCTGAGGAACAGGAATTCCTGTCCGTTCTTCAAACATAACTGCATATATAGCTGTTTGCATAAAGTATGACTTGATCCATTCAGCAGGCTTGATCTTAGTGGATGACTTAAAGTCTACGATGGAGTTACGACCTTTCCACTCAGCAGCGCAGTCAATACGCCCACCAATCTTCAAGTAGTCAGAGGTGAGTGGAGTTTCAATACCACGAACAACACCGATGTTATCATCCAAATGATGTTTGATCTGATTGAATAACGATACTGTTGACGGAAGAGCTTTCTTGAGATAATCTGGATCATTAAGTAGATACTTCTCACAAACAGTATGAAGAGCAGTTCCTCTGCTCGCTGCTTGTCCAGATATCCTGAGTGCTTCAACAACACCAACTCTCTCGCGCCATTCCATTATGGCTTTCTTGGAATATTCGCCCATGATAGTTGTGACGGAAGGATACTTTTTGCCTTCGGGTGATGTGTAGAACCGACCGCCGGATAGTGTTTCGACGATCGGTTCTGGGAGCGTTATGATTTCATGTTTGAACATAATATATTATACCCTGTTTGGGTCAGTAAGTCAATACAAACCTAGTTGATATTCAGCTTTAATAAAGTCTTTAACAAATCCTGAGCGAACGATATCTTCAATCTCAAATTGCACAGTAGCCATACAATCCATGACATTAAAAACTTTCATCATCTCAGATAGACCACTGGATTCTTTGAATCTATCGCTAGTGAGGTCATCTTGCTTAGTGTCACCACATAAGATGATCCTGGAATTATCTCCTGTACGCGTGAGGACAGTGCGTAGCTCGACGTAACGCTGATTTTGTACCTCATCGACGAGAATAATTGCGTCGTCAATGGTCGTGCCACGTAAGAACGAGGTGCTGTGGAATTCAATAATCCCCTTTTGTTTGAGAATATCGTAAGCATCTCCTCTTCGGAATAATTCCGAGCAGATGGCTCTATAAGCAGACTCATAAACTTCCAGTTTTTGTTTCTCGGAACCAGGGAGGAATCCGATATCTTTAGACGATTGGGCGGTTCTAATAATGACCAATTTCTTTCGATCATTCTTTTCTGAAAATAGTTCTCTTAATGCTAGATAGATAGCACAAAAGGTTTTGCCTGTACCGGCGCAGCCATGCAAGAATAGATGATCACCGTCAGCATAATAATCAAATGTTTTTTGTTGGTTTTGTGTTATCGGAGTAATTGGATTTAGCACAAAACTTGGTGTTGCAGAAGATTCTCCTCTTTGGCTTCTTCTTAATTTCTTTAACTGAGTTTTAGTTAATGGTCTTTCCGTCTCGTCTATCATAGAGATCCTTGTTTAACTGGAAGTTACCATAACCAATGGTGTTCACTCTAATTAAGCGGTCCTCCCACTTTGCTCTTCACCCTATTTACTGCATTACGTAACTTGGTTTCCGTTACACCCTTTGAACCTTCTTTCTGACCAAGAGGGGTATACGGATTAGCCTTAGCGATTTTCCCAATCATTTCTTTAAATCCATCGTCTGTTTTGATACCCCCGACACCGGAAACGATGGCGGGAGCACACGGGACTTTTACAATGTGGGGATTTTCGGAAAGATATACCTCTAGCGAAGAATATGACATAAACACGTCAAATTCTTCTTTAGATTCAGTGTTATAGAGTCCATACATTGGCATAGAATTAAAAATTCCTTATAAATAAAGTATCAGTCGCGGATGGCCGTCCCACTGATTCTAATCTTACTAGGAGACCAGCATGACTATTTATTACGTTTACGCATACATTAATAAGAAAACAGGACTGCCATACTATATTGGCAAAGGCAAAAATAAAAGAGCTTATTCCAAACATCATGGGATTTCAGTACCTAAAGATACTACAAAAATAGTATTTTTAGAAAGAAACTTAACAGAACTTGGAGCATTTGCTCTTGAGCGCAGATACATTCGTTGGTATGGAAGAAAAGACATAGAAACAGGAATTCTTTTAAATAGAACAGATGGGGGTGAGGGAGCCACAAATACTGTTCGAAAAAAAGGAATAAAAATGTCTGAATCTGCCAGAATTAACATAAGAAACGGACAATTAAATTCTCCCAACAAGAATAATAATAGAAGCAAAGCAGCAAACACAAATAAAATAAAATATGGAGTAGTTACCCCGTTACAACAAAAATACGTAATAGAAAAAGTGGCATTAAAAAATAAACAAAGAAATTCAATTATAGATACCTGCCCTCACTGTAATAAAGTCGGACAATTAGTAGCTATGCAAAGATGGCATTTTGATAATTGCAAACAAAACAAATAACTCCTTTGCATTATTTATTAAATCAATCAGCCTGGCGGGTGATAAAATTCTTCCGAATCTTAGAAGGATTAAAATATTTCTTAACAATTGCCACGGCCAGATCGTCGTCATATTCTTTACAAGAAAAGATATCGATGTATCCTTCTCCAGTATGATCATTGAAGTGTGCAATGATGTTACTGGTTTCAATCAGCTGAATAACAGTCCATCCTTCCAGATGGATTTCATTGTGACCGAAATGAAGAATCTGAGGTTCGCCGTAGGGAACCATTTCTATTTCTACAACCAACTCTTTTACCCAATTGCGTAGGGTATCAGGATTAGTAATCGCTTCGAGATTGCAATCGCTGCAATCTAATAGTGTGTGGTATCCCCAGTAAGACATCGCATAAAGACTCCAATTACAAGTATTAAAAAGATATTTATGACTTAATAATCTTCGTCTTCATCAAGATCCATCAACGTATCAACATCAAGAGTCTTTAACGCTCTTTGAATTACCTTGTTTTTACGTTTGTCTTTAAACTTCTTTTCGCGCTTCGGATCATAATAGTCATCATCATAATCCGAAAAGGTATTATTGTGGCGCGAATTCTTACTTTTGCTCATCCGACAGCATCCCAGGAAAAGTTTCTTCTACAATCTTGCGGGTAATCTTCTTATAAGGAAGTTTCTTGTTCTTTGCATGTAACAGAAGTTTTGCATCTTCAGGATCAATAGATTCTAAGACCTGAATGAAAAGAACTTCCCTCTTAGTTTGGTGAATATCAGGACCACCAACCATGAAGTACTGCATCTTACGAATTTCCTGATGCAGACGACCATGCTGATCAATAGCCTCACATGGCTTATACGGCGGATCACCAGGAGGTAGTGCGAACTGCAGATTGCTGTCCATAGCGAGACGAATCACCTGAATCGCTGCAGGTACTTGTGCATTGGCCTGACGCAATGCAGCCTTACGAGCTTCAACATCTTTTACGTTGTCGATCATCGTAAGAATTTCATGAATAGACTTAATTGCCATTGTATTAAAAATCTCCAATCGTTTCCATTAAATTCTTCAACTTGTGTGTGATGAAATAGTTAAACAGCTTAGACCTATCGGTCGCACCTTCTGGGTTTTCATACTGCTTAATGATTTCCTCTTCTATATATGCCGGAACATTATCCAAGTCAATAAGAGTTTTATTCCTCGAATAGTTACGAAGCACCATGGTGCTCATAACATCTTGAGGTTCAGCATCAATATATACAGCGATACGTTTGGCAGTAAGCGGAGTTTGCCTACCACCATCAACAAAAACGCTGTCAGTTGATAGAATATTAGGAACACCATCAGAGCTATCACCCTTGAGAATCTGTTCCTTCAGAAACTTCTCAGGATCATTACAAACCACATTCTTCTTAAGAACAGGGTTGTATTGAAAGATGTTGCGATACTTTTGAAGCTGCTGGAAATCCTTATCTCCAGACAGAATCATAATCTTGCCGTGAGGATGATATTCCTTACAAATGATTGCAATGATATCATCAGCTTCAGCGCGCTCTACACGAATAACCTTATACGGAAAGTAGTCACGCAGCTCATCACGGATGGTGCTCATACACTCAAAGAATTCATTCCAATTAAGCGACGAAGCATCACGATCAATCTTACGACGAGCCTTGTAATAGGGGAAGACATCCTTGCGCCAAACATTACCACTATCGCAAGCGATAACAACATCATCACCAAATTCGTCTTTAAACTTATTGATATTGGTTCTAAGAGTATTCAGAACCATATGCCGAATAAGATTAACATCCAATTCAATGTCACTTTGCTTACCCTTAAGCGACGACATAATTGTAGAAACCATAACTTGTGACAAATCCACAATAATCATTTAATTTTCCTCAGTTGTTTCCTCAGCATCTTCTAATGAAATCATATCAGTAGCAACTGCTTGAAGTGGGTGTTCAGCGTTCACACTACGGGCAAGTAAAGACTTAATAGATTCAGCAACGAGTAACGCATCCTTAAAACATTCATCACCTGAGATAGTGAATCCCATCATATCAATAGCAACAAAGAGATTTTCAATAAGATTCTCTGATGCCATATCTATTAGTTCTTCTTTAGACTCTCGAATAACTTCTTTAACCTGTTCGGGATCAGGTGCTCTTGGATTGTGTTTAGGAAACGTTACTACATTGTTTTCATTCATTTGATAACCCTTAGCAGAATGGTATCGGAGTTTATCCTTCCAGTCAGCTTAATTTCAGCTGTCTTGATACCACCCAGCAGGTTGCGTTGGGTTACTTTGCCCGCAGACATTACCTGAGGAAGAACCTCTTCAGGCTTCCTGAGCTTCTTGCCGATAGACAGGTCTGGATCAAATCCAGTAATCGTAGTACCCTTCACTGACAATCCCTTTGGGTTATTGGTATGGTAAACACCAAGGACTCTATATTTATGATTATAGACCCATAGGGAAGTTGCACCAACGATATTGGCAGGAGCAGCAGAAACCAGTTTCAGTTCAGGGAATGCAGAAGCATACTTAACATTCTTGACCAAGTCAACAGCAGTCTTAGCCTTGAAAGTCTTAGGCTTACGAACCTTAACGACTTTCTTGTTCTGAATGTATCGATCAACATTAGTGATGAAGTCAGTCCAGTATTCCTGATGTTCCTTGAACTTCTTCTTACCACAAACATCAATCACATCAGCGTGAGGGGTTTCCCAGTCAAGGTATGACTTGAGATAATAGTCACAAAGAGTAGTAGCTGCCTGCTGAGTAGCTTCCTTGTTTTGCAACCAAGTGTAGATGTCAAGATTAGGATCATTGTCAAGAGCTTCTTCGCAATCAGTGATAAGCTGATCAATCTTAGCCCGAACACGATCTTGAATAGAAACCACATTCGTTTCTTCAGCTTTAGCTTCTTTAGCAATTTCTGCATGATTAGCAGCATCAGTCAGGCGACCGTAAAAACGATCCATCACAGGCTTAGAAAAGACAGTTCCATTGAGACACATACGTGCAACCCAACAGCTAGTCGTTGGGATTCTCCAATCAGGCAGACTACGCAGACGCGCAATAAGCTGATTCTTATTTTCTTGCTTAAGATACTGAAACAACCACTTCTTACCCGTATCCACGGTATGCATGTAGTTGTACCAGTTCAGAGCAGTTGAGAACTGAGAATCAGTCAACTCTCCAAGAAACACAGGCTCAGGGCCATAATGCCTTTCTTCGAGAGTCAACTGGGCGGAGCGGGATATAGCTTTCTTTTTCATGACACCTTTATACTATAGGTTGCCGGTAAAGTCAAGCTGTTTTATAGCTGAACATCTGCGAAGGAGGAGCCAGCGACTTGTCCTTATATTCTTCAAGCAGTGACAAGAACAGACCTTCCCACTTAGGACCAATCACTTCCCATGAGAAGCGACGTTCGGCATACTGTTGAACAAATTCAAGATGACCTTGAGCCTGTTGCACAATGTTAATTGCATGCCCAAGTGTAGAATAGAACAGACTTGCATGAACATTAGGATCCATATCGAAGTCATACATCAGAGTCTGACCACCAGCAGTGTCAGCCAAAGCAGCAAGATTCGGATGAACACACAGACAACCAGCCATCATCGCTTCAATAAGAACACGACAAGAAGTTTCCTGCCAAATGCTAGGATATGCAAGAATGTGTGCATCAACCATGGCCTTACGAACAGTCTTGTTATCCACAGAACCATGATAGTTGATCTTCGGATGATCTCGACAAGCCTGATACAGCGCCTCATATTCCTTATCGCGGTCAGACCACCCATACAGTTCAAAAGAACTATACACATCAAGAACAATGTTAGGATTATGCTTAGCAAGTTCAATAAACACAGGAACAAGCAGAGCCAAGCCGCGATGAGGGGTCGAGGCGTAGATCAAACGAATAGGACCAGAAAAGTCCTTGGGTTTGATAGCCATCTTAAACGAATCAATACCGTTTTCGATAACAGTCGACTTAACATCAAAAGGAACGCCAAGATAATCGCGATACTGATTGGCTTGCCAATTTGAAACAAAGACTAGCTTATGAAAGCGATTACGAAGATTAGCGTTTTCAAGATGCTTAGACTCTGGATCCACAGCAAGATCATGAAGATGAAGAATACGAATCTTATCTTCATGAATCTCGCGAACGCGAGAAGCAATAAACTGAAACTTATCTAGATTACCCTTCAGCAGAGAAGAACTTTCTACAGCACGCTGCACACCTTCTACAGCAAGTTCAGTTCCGCCTTTAGAGTTCTGGTTGGTTTCATTACGTGCGAATGGTGTATATTCAGTCATTATATTCCTCATTTTCTTGTGCTTCATATGTACTATAATACATATCAGCAACTTCTAAGCAAAGGGCAGTAACAGCCAATGGGCTAATTCTAGATGCGACATTAACCACTAGCCACTTTGCTATTACTGCCTTCCAATATTCCCAACCAGAAAGTTCATGCTTCATTATTACATTCCAACCGGGAAGGGCGAAACGATTACGTGCGGTTCGATATAGACAGGCTTGACATTATCCTTGCCAGGAACTTTACAGAGAACCCAAGTACCATCGGCAGAAACAGGGCTAAACAGACCATTAGGATCAGCCTGAGGCATCGGAATACGGCCATGGTCATTGTTCCAGCTGGAAACGAGCTTCTGAGGGCTGGTATACTGAGTAGCGTAAGGCAGACCATACCCAATCGAGTCGCAAATCTTGTGCGGGCGACCATTCAAATCAAGAATATAGGTATACGTAACAAGATTCGGCTGATCACGAAGTTCAAGAATATCCTTGAAGATGCGCTTTTCCTGAAAGTTATGGATCGCAGGCAAACCAACAGATTCTACGCTCTGCTTGCTCAGTTCTTCCTGCTTTTGATTCTGAATCGTATCAGAGGACTGAGGAATATCGTTACACCCAGCAAGAGCAAGAGTAGCAGCGAGTCCAACAAAAGTAATAAACTTGTTCATAATATATTTCCTTAATTAGTAAGAGGGAAAGTAGTCACAAGAACATGAGGCTCAATGTACTGCGGTTCTAGCTTATCTTTGCCAGGAACTTTACAGAGAACCCAAGTACCATCGGCACTTATTGGACTATAGAGTCCATTCGGATCAGCCTGCGGCAACGCCAGTTGATAGCTGTGATCCGATTCCTTCTGCGGAGAAGTGTACTGTGTCGCATACGGGAGACCATAACCGATAGAGTTACAAATCTTGTGGAAATGGCCGTTCATGTCCTGAGTATACGTGTATGTAACCAGCTTAGGATCATCGCGCATTTCAAGAATGTCCTTCATCAATCGCTTCTCTTGGAAGTTCTTGATAGCAGGAAGACCGACTGATTCGACACCCTGCTTAGACATTTCTTCCTGCTTTTGATTCTGAATTTCATCGGCAGTGTACTGGCGAGGCTGCGCTTCAGAACATGCACTCAGAGCAACCGATGTTGCCAGAGCAGCAATAACAAGAACCTTGTTCATGCTACTTTTCCTTACTTAATGGAGTCGTAGAAGTTGCGAAGATCAGCTGGCATCTTGTCTTCCGGATAGACTTCAAAACGATGACGAATGATGGGACGCAGTGCTTCCTTACCCTCTTCATCAGCAGTTACATACTGACGCTGCAGTTCAGTAAGATCGCGGACCATACCTTCATTGTACTGTTCCGACTCGTGGAATACCTTGCTGTCAACAGCACGATAACGAGGAGCGAAGAACCCATACTCAGCATAGCCGAGATAATCAAGTCCAAAGCCCAACCCAAGAAGAGCAACAAACCCAAGAATGCTTGCTAGAATAATCTTACCCATAATCAATCCTTTGTAATCTTGGTATTAAACAGAAGCGAAGTCAGAATCATAAGTCCCCATGCCTGAACCCAACTAATAGGATGGGCAAACGTAACAGCAGGAACAAGTGAGTCATTCCAGATCCACATGACAGGTAGTGCACAAAGCATGCCAAACATACAAGAAATGGCAATAGCACCAAGCACACTAAACAGCCCGACCATAAACTTATCCATAATTTCTCTCTCAAAAAATGGGGCGATCAATAGACCGCCCCAACAGTAATTACTTGTAGAGCTTCACATTGAAGTCAATAACGCTGTCCTTACGGAACGAACGCCAGCCTTCATTTTCAAGATCCCAAACAGCAATAGTGTCAGGGCTGGAAGCGCGACCGCTACCGCTAACCGAACCTTCAGGAATGATCGACTGATCACGAGTACCCCAAAGTTTACGGACCGATCCGTCAGCCTTAGTAAATTCTACCATAACTGCGCTCTTGTTCAGATAGTTTTCAAGAGCAGCGATATCTACACGAGTTTGATTCAAATGTTCCATAAGTGCGGCATAGCCTCCAATAATAGTGTCACCAATAAGAATGATAGGAACGCTTCTGGCATTCGGAACACGCATCTTGAGATCATCAAGATTTGCTTCCTCTTGTACATTAAGTTCAATATAAGCAAGACCACGGCTCTCTAGCAGCTTCTTAGCAGCATCGCAGTAACCGCATGCGGGCTTGGAATATACCTTAATTTTCTCCATAATCAAATCCTTCATCTATTTGGTAACCAAGTTTCAACAAAATGTTTTTATAAATGTCTGACTCAGACCAATGGTCTCCGCCAAAACAGCTTGCATGAGGAATCATTTCGAGAAGAACCTCCTCGTTCAAATATACGATTGCGCCTTCTGCCCAGCTCATGCCGCAGGTTTCACAATCAGATGTGTCGGAAAGGTGTTCTATCTTAATGTTCATCATGGTACTAATTATACCTCATTATATATGGGAAGTCAAGTAAAAAATGGGGTAGCAATTTTTATTTTGCCACCCCACAATTATGGTGCCGGATGCGGGATTCGAACTCGCGACCTACCGCTTACAAGGCGGTTGCTCTACCACTGAGCTAATCCGGCGAAGTTATTAACTTCTATTATTTAGTTCATCAATTTTAAATGTAAGTTCATCGAACTTTTCATCAAGATCATCAAAGTGTTCATCTAAATGTTTTTCTAGCAAAAGCATCTTTTTATGCTGGCCAGTTTCTAAGTTGTAAATATCAATAGATCTTTGTCTATCTAACGTTTCGACTCTATTTTGAGCCATCATAATAACAGGGGCAGCGTATGCAGCCTGGAAACTCAAAGCTAAGTTCAGGAATATAAAGGGATATGGATCAAACGGATGGTTAGAAACCGTGTTCCAGAGAATATAAAGCATCAAAATCAGAGTTTGGGAAATAATAAATTTCCAGGAACCCATAAGGGTTGCGCACTTATCTGCCAACCTCTCACCAAGAGAGAGTTGGGTATTTGGCACTTTTAGTCTCCTTTATTAGTGCTTTCTAGATTCCATAATATACATTATTTATATCATCCGTATCAACAAAAATCCTTAAACATGCCTTTTCTTCCTTCTTCACCGAGTTGTTGGTCGAAAATATCTTTACACTTAGTGAGCATCGCGCAAGCAAGCATCAAAATCTCATTAGGATCAGCAAGCATAATACTACCATCAATGAATTGCATCATTTCGTTCATACGAGTCTTAACCTCGTCAGGACTCATACGTTTTCCTTTAGCCATGCCAATACATTCTGAGGAGAGCTTTCACCGTAAGGATCATCATCAGCATCCCAACGCTTACCTGGCTCAATGAACCACTTTTCGATCTTGCCATTATTGACAACTACTGCGTAACGCCAAGAACGAATACCAAATCCAAGATTATACTTACTAACATCCATACCCATATTACGAGTAAATTCGGCATTACCATCAGGAATAACTTTGACTTTCTTCAGCTTCTGCTGTTTTGCCCAAGCATTCATAACAAAAGCATCATTGACGCTTACGCAATAAATGTCCTTGATACCTAGCTTCTTAAAATCAGGATAGAGCTTTTCAAAATCAGGAAGCTGATATGTCGAACAGGTAGGAGTAAACGCTCCCGGAAGAGAGAAAAGAACAACTCGCTTACCTGCAAACAACTCAAACGTGGTAACATCTTGCCAGCGATACGGATTCGGTCCTTCGATAGAATCATCGCGGACACGAGTATTAAACAATACGCTAGGAACCAACGTCGGTAGAAGGTCAATATCCATAATAAAATTCCTTACGGCTCAATAACAACAAGTTCAGTAGGCAGCTGCTTACGATGTAAGACAAGAACTGAATCAAGAGGAGAGAAAAAGTCAGATTCTTCCATAATCTTAGTATAAGAAGAAACTGTCTCATCAATAGCTCCAGAAGGGATATCATCCACATTTACATATAGTACATACTTTGCCATATTTTATGCTCCAATAATTCCGAATAACTCCAAAAAATGGCTCCTGCGGTAGGACTCGAACCTACAATGCGTGAGCGGTTGATTAACAGTCAACTGGGTCTACCAATTCCCCCACACAGGAACAAACTAAATACCTCTTTTTTTACCATTCTGAGAAACAAACTCTTCAAGCAAATCAGAACATCTAGTTACAAAGTTTGATTTTGTATACTTATAGTCAACTATTGTGACGAACTTTTCCCATCCATATTCACAATAAATCTTATAATATTCTCTATAAACTTCTATATTTTTTAATCTGCGAAGTTCTAGTTTTGATTGAGATTTGATCTTTTGTTTCTTAACTCTACCTTTATTCCAACCAGTTGGTACCACAGAATCGATTGTTATTTTCTTGGAAATAACACCATCATTTATCCACATGGTTCCAAACTGAGAGTTGCCCGAGCCAGATTGAGATTCTGACATTACTTTACTAAAACTTCTTCTTATCCAACCATATAACTTATTTGAAGAACGATTGGGTATCATCATCTGAGCGGCCATAATCAACTTAAAGTTGTTAGGATATATTTTCACCAAAAGTTGATGTGCCACATAGTGTTCTTCTGGGGTTAGATATACCAGATTTGATTTATCATCAGAACCACCCATACAACGAGGAACAATATGATGTTCTTCATAATATGTTTGGTCATCTCTGAATCTATTAAGACCCCGATCAATGAGTGATTTGTATATCTTCTGGTAATCCATGAGCAATCCTACTGTTAATCTATATTACTTATATAAAAGTAGTTTTTGATTAACAGTGAGAATATAACTTATTTATGGCGCGCCCGACAGGAGTCGAACCTGTGACCTCAAGATTAGAAGTCTCGCGCTCTATCCAGCTGAGCTACGGGCGCATTCAATATTACTTATACGCTATATCAAAAACAAAGTCAAGTTTTATTTTGTGACTGTCCAAAAATCGCTGGCAAGATCACGGTCAGTAATATATGCATATGGCATGTAGAAATAGCCATTATCTCCCCAAGCAGAACCCCATGAGTTACGAACGATAACACGCTGTTTTGCATCGTCATATCCTACCATAAGGACAGCATGACCGCCAATAGGAGTAGCGTTATGAGGAGGCATGTGAAGAACACCAGTTGCAGCGACGTCTTCTGATTGAAATTCATCGAATACACTAAAGCCAAAGACAATAGGATATCCCGATGAAAGAACTTTCTTGATATCATCCATTCCGTTATCGCGACTTACACGAGCAGAAGCAGTAATCTTTCGGGTAGCAGCATCAGCATAGGCAGCATCAGCAGGTTTGATGAAAATCTTTCCAGTGCTGTATGGCCACAAGGCTTCAGTACAAACACCAGTATTTGTGATAGAAGCAATACCATCGCTAATTTGTGCACCAGCATCTTGGTTGACACTGTTTTCAATCGATCGTTCGTTATAGTAAACAAACAGACGACTTAGCGAAATTAAAGTATTGTCCTTTTCAAAATCATGATCTTTATTCTCTAGGAACTCAACAGCAGCCACAATGGCATTCCCTGTACAAGAGCCAATCGTACCCTGGTCAAATACAGGCGGGCAAATCTTGCGAAGGTCAACGGTTGGATGCGAGGTCTTAACTAAAGTAAAAGCAGGATGATTCTGTACGTATACATCTCTGGCGTCGTGGTAATCTCTTTTCCAGTTATACAATCCCATTGCAGTATCCTTATATTTGGTGGGGAAGGATGGATTCGAACCAACTCACCGGTTAAAGATCAGATTTACAGTCTGACGCACCTCTCCAACTGTGCCGCTTCCCCAAATTTGGATGCCCTCCAAGGACTCGAACCTTGATTGACGGAGTCAGAGTCCGCTCTCTTACCATTAGAGGAAAGGGCAATTACATCATATTTATATCAACAATATTACGATTCAGCAAATGGCGAGCCATGCGATGTTCAAGTTTTTTATCGCGGCTACGAGCCTTTTTGCTACGCCGATTATTGTAGGTTTCAGTAGGAAAAGTATCATGACCCGGACAGCAACGCTCGATCAGGCTGGGCTTAACAAAATAAATGTCGCGCTTCATACATTCTCCTATATTGGAGCACCGAGCCAGATTCGAACTGGCGACTTTAGTGCTTTGCAGGCACTTGCAATGGACCACTCTGCCATCGGCGCATTCATTCTATTTATATGGTGCGCAAGGGAAGAATCGAACTTCCGTCGACCGATTATCAGTCGGGTGCTCTACCATTGAGCTACATGCGCATTATGGCGACTCGTACGGGAATTGAACCCGTGGTCTCTTGCGTGACAGGCAAGCGTCTTAACCACTCGACTAACGAGCCAAACTGTTTAGAAGAACACACAGGAGTAAGCATCCTGCTTTTTAAGCTACACCGTGAGAACCTGTGTAT